CACCTCACCGTTGGCGGTCGCCGCCAACGGTGAGGTGGGTGCGGAGCTGTATGCCACGCTTGCCGACGGCGTCGTGGAGGAGCGTGAGGTACAGCGTGTGGAGGAAGCCGCCTACCGCGCTAAGGCGGCGCTAACGACGATGGTTAACCGCCTCAAGGGCATGGTTGAGAAGTGAGGGAGGTGGCTATGGGCGGAGGTGATCAACGCTCCGCGCCGGCGAGTATCGAACTACATTTTCATATGAATTCGGTAAGCCTCGGCGTTGGCAAATGCATTTCGACCATGAGCGTCGATACGCTGTCCATTGGCGGCGCACCATTCCGGGAAAGTGTCCGGATTGATGTAGGTCTTGATGACAGTCTTGCCCTCCCTCGTGAGTTTCTTCCTGCCTTGCTCGGCCATATCCTGCCAACGAAGGAATGTCCCAGGCAGCTTGTCGCCATCTTCAAACATGGCTTTTAAACGGTCGTAGTCTTCCTCGCGATACCAAACCATTGCGAGTACAGCGATCTGTTGAGTTGTATTGCTCACCATGCACTCCGTCTTGTTGAAAACTAAATAATAACTGAGGATTCGAAATGTCTGCCCAAATCCCACAAACGCCGGTCGGCGTCAACGCGTTGCTCAACCACTTGCTGCAACGCGGCCAGCTCAAGAATGACGCCGCACTGAGTCGCGCGCTGGAAGTGGCGCCGCCAGTTATCAGAAAGCTGCGCCACGCGGTGTTGCCGCTGGGTGCGAAGCTGCTGCTGGACATCCACCTCCTGTTCGACATTCCCGTGCGTGATCTTATGGCGCTGGTCGCTGAAGGCGTGGAAACCGCCGCAGCATGATCCAAGATGACTTCCGGCGAGTGAACGAGGCCGCATTGGCCTCGATCGATTCGTTGCTTGCTGATTGGCTTCCGAACGGGGTGCGTGAAGGCGCAGAGTACTGCGTCGGCTCGCGCAGCGGTGAGGCGGGCCACTCGCTAAAAATTCGCCTCTATGGCGAGAAGGCGGGTTACTGGAGCGACTTCGCCGATGACGATGGCGGCAACGACCTGATCTCGCTTTACGCCTACATCAATTACATCGGGAATGGGAAGGCGTGTTACGCGGTCGCGCAGCAGCTCGGTGTCGAGCTTACCCCTGATCCCGAATGGGAGAAGCGCAACGCGGGTAAACCAGCAAAGCCGGTCGCAGCGCCGGTAAAAGCAGCTATCAAGGCTCCGGCCGGCGCGGCAGCGGAACCGAAGGTGCCGAAGAAGCGCTCTCCGTGGACGCCAGTTCTACCGGTCCCTGAAAGCGCCGGCCCCTATCCTAAGGCGCACACCGTGCGCGGTAAGCCTGATGCATTCTGGGAGTACCGCGATCAGGCCGGCCAGCTGCTGGGCGTTGTCTACCGCTTCACCACCTCCAAGGGCGACAAGGAAGTCCTGCCGTGCGTTTTCGCTCGTAACGACGACAACGGCGCCCAAGAATGGCGCTGGATGGCCTTCCCTGAGCCGCGCCCGTTGTACTTGCGCGGACCGTTACGCGCCGGTGTCACGAAGGTCTTCGTGGAAGGGGAGAAGTGCGTCGACCGTGGTCATGGCGTGCTGGGCGATGAATTCGATTGGCTGACGTGGTCAGGGGGCTGCAAGGCGGTCGACAAGTCCGACTTCAGCCTGGTGCGCGACTGCGATGTGATCATGTGGGCCGACACCGACAGCAAGACCTACAAGGATGGCCACGAGAAGGCCGGTCAGTTCAAGCCGGAAGATGAGCAGCCGGGTTTCGTTGCTATGGCAAAGATAGCCGCCAAGTTGCGAGACCAGAATTGTAGCGTGTTCTTCGTGGATATCCCGCAGCCAGGCCTGCTGCCCGACGGGTACGACGTTGCGGATGTTGTTGACGGCGGCGGGTCCAGCGAGGATCTCATAGCCTGGCTCACGAAGCTTCGCACTGAAGATACCGCACCCAGCGCGGAAGCGGACGGCGGGGTAGAGGCTCCGCCCGCGCCACGCGAAACTGCTTCTACCCCGCGCCCCGCTGCCGCGAAGGGCATGCCTATGCACGAGCTGCGCCGCAAACTGATCAAGACTGCGAACGGCGGCATCAAGGGTTGCCGCGAAAACGTCTACATGGTGCTGGAGGGCGATGAGCGCCTGATCGGCATCGTGGGACTCGATCAGTTCTCTGGCTTGCAGGTCAAGCGACGGAAAACGCCGTGGCCGACCGATTCTGGTGAGTGGACGGAAAACGATGACTTTCTGCTCGGTCTCTTCCTGGCGGAGCACCACGACCTGGTGCTGGCCGCCATCGGCGATATCGAGAAGGGTGTGGCCCAGGCTGCACGTCAACACGCCTTCAATCCGGTGACCGAATACCTCGACTCCTGCGCCCTGGCGTGGGACGGGCAACAGCGGGTCGCCACATGCTTCAGTTCATACTGGGGCGCGCGCGATAGTGAATACCTGCGCCTGATCGCCACCATGTTCATGGTTGGCATCGCGAAGCGCGCCTACTTCCCGGGCTGCAAGCACGACTATGCGCCGGTGTTCGAAGGCGGGCAGGGTGAAGGCAAATCGACGGCGCTGGGCATTCTCGCGGGCCAGTGGTTCGCCGACACGCCGTTCAGGATGGGGGAGAAGGACGGATTCCTCTCGATCCAGGGTGTGCTGCTGTACGAGGTGGCCGAGCTGGAGCAGTTCAACCGATCCGAGGTTACCGCCATCAAGGCGTTCATGTCGAGCGCCACGGACCGGTTTCGCGAGCCGTACGGCCGCCGCATGAAAAACGTGCCGCGTCGGTGCGCGTTCGCTGCCACCACCAATGAGAATGAATACTTCAAGGATACCACCGGTAATCGTCGATTCTGGCCGGTCGACACCGGCCGCCTGGACCTTGACAGCCTGAAGCGTGATCGCGACCAGCTCTTTGGTGAGGCGGTTCACATGATGCGCGCCGGCGTGAAGCATTGGCCGACGCGTGACCAGCAGGTCCTGATCATCAACGAGCAGCAGGAAAACCGCGAGATCGCAGATGTTTGGCACGGCCGCGTCTACGAATACGTCGAAGGCCTCGACTCCGACGGAAAACCATCAGTCTCAGGGCGTCGAACGAAAGTGACGGCGCGCGAGCTGTTGACCAAGGCATTGCACTACGAGTTGTCGAAACTTGGTCCAGCAAAGCAGGAAACGATGCGTATCAGCGCGATCATGCGCAAGCTGGGATGGATCAAGGACCGGGAGAAGACGGGCGCGCGCGAGCGCTATTACGAGCGCCCAGGAGTTGCAGCAGATGGAGGCGTAGCGGTATGATGCGCATGGACAAACCAAACGGTGCTGCGGCGCCGGCGAATTGCCAGGGATCGTGGGTGCTGAGCGCACCGGCGGAAAAGGCTCTATCGTCGGCGAGGATCGGCCCGACCTTGGTCCCGTGCGGTCAGTCGCTCAGCCTTTCTCATTTGATAGATCAGGGAGGCTGTGGCGGTATGCACACGCTTAAACCAGTTGGTGCTGCGGCGCCGGCGAATTGCCAGGGATCGTGGGTGCTGAGCGCACCGGCGGAAAAGGCTCTATCGTCGGCGAGGATCGGCCCAACCCTGGTAGCGTTTGGGCAGCCGTCCAACCTCCTGTTTTTGAGGTTGGACGGCTGGAACCCGCATAAACACTGGCTCCGCCAACCTCCCAACCTCGCCAACCTACACGCCCGCACACGTACACCCGCGCATGCGCGTATACGCGTGCGGAGATGTTTTCGTTTTCCTACAACTCAAAAACAGGTTGGACAGGTTGGGAGGTTGGCGGGACCAGTATCCATGCGGGTTCCAGCCGTCCAACCTTTTCGACCAACCTTTGAAGGTTGGACAGAAAAGGGGGAGTAAATGGCTGGAGTGAGACTGAACTTGCAGACCAATGCCGACGCGGTGGCACGGCGGATTGCGGAGCTGGGCAACCAATTGCCCTATGCGATGGCCACTGCCCTGTCCCGCACCGCCACGCTGGACGTGCGTCCCGCCATCCGCGCTGAGATGGGCCGGGTGTTTGATCGCCCCACCGACTACACGCTCAACAGCATGTTCGTGAAGGGCGCCAACAAATCGAATCTGGAGGCGCGTGTTTGGCTGAAGGACAATCCGTTCAGCAAGGGCACGCCGGCGGACCGCTACCTGGCGCCGCAGATCTTCGGTGGCAGCCGGTACCAGAAGGGCATGGAGCGCGCCCTGCAGGCCGCACGCTTGATGCTGCCCAACCAGTACGCTGTGCCAGCAGCTGGTGCGCAGCTGGATGCCAACGGCAACGTGAAGCGCAGCCAGATCGTGCAGATCCTCTCGCAGTTGCGAGCGCAGACCAACGCGGGCTACGAATCGCGGCGCAGCAACAGCGCGGCGTCGCGCCGGTCAGTGGCGCGCCAAGGGCAGACCTACTTCGCGCTGCCTCGGCCGAGCCGAGGGCTTCACCCGGGCATCTACCTCAAGCGCCAGTTCGCCCATGGGACTGCCATCCGCCCGGTCTTCCTGTTCGTCAACCAGGTGAGCTACCGTCCGCGCCTGCGCTTCTTCGAGGTGGGCGAGGCGGCGGCGCGGGCCGCCTTCCCAGGCCGCTTCGATGAGGCGGCGCAGGAGGCGATCAGCCGGGCAGGACTCTGATAATTTCCATGTGGAAACTAAAATAGATGTCTTATGAGAAATATTTCACCTAAGCAATGTTGATCGCGGGTCCTTCCAGGAGCAGGCGAACCGAGGGTGGTTCAGACCCCGTCGCCGCGCTAGTGGCAGCCCAAACAATTTCCTGACAAATAGCCTGACAACCCAGCACCGCACATGCCAAACCTGACAACCATCGCCGAATGGGCCAAGTCCCTGAACATCTCGCGCCAGCAAGGCTACGCTGCGATCTCGCGCTGCCAGATCACGGTCGAAGACGGCAAGGTCGACAGTGAATACGCGACCATGCTGTACCACCGCCACACGCGCGCACGCGCCAACGCGAAAGGCGGCGCCGCACCGCCCCCTGGCGAAAATGGCGCGTTTCCAGCTGCGCAAGGCGCCGATGTGCCCGCTGGCGCGACGGCGGGCTACGATGTCAGTCGCGCAAAGCGCGAAGCAGCAGAAGCACAGATGGCGGAAATCAAGCTGGGCGAGCTGGCCGGCCGGTTCCTGGTGAAGGACGATGTTGAAGCGGCGCTGTTCGAGGTGGCGCGCGCGCTGCGCGACGGGCTGACGAACTGTGGCCGGCGCATTGCCGGTGACGTGGTCGGCCTGACGGATGCTGGCGCATGCGAGGAGATCATCGATCGAGAGCACAGGGTGCTGCTGCAAACGCTCAGCAAAGAGCTGATGTCCAAGGTCGGGGCGGATCTGGAGGACGTGCTGGAATGATGGTCCAGATGACGCCTGCTGCTGGCGCCGTGGCGCATGCTTTCGCGCGCGGCCTGAAGCCTGATCCGAACATGCCGTTGGACGAATGGTCCGACGAGTACATGATCATCCCGAAATCGGCTGGCGCCAGCGAGTACGGCAAGTATAGGACCAGTCGAACACCGCACGCACGGGCGGTGATGCGTGCGCTATCGGATGGACATCCCTGCAAGCGGGTGGTGGTCAAGGGTGCATCGCAGATGCTAAAGACGCAGGTTGGCCTGAATTGGTTCGCCTGTAGCGTTCACCAGTCACCCACCAACTTCCTGTGGATCGCGCCTACGGGCAAGCTGCAGAAGCGCGCCAGCACGCGTATCGGCAAGACCATCGATGCGGTCGAGGTGGTCCGCGAGCGCGTGGCGGCGCCGCGCTCGCGTGACTCGGTCAACACCATGGACACGAAGGAATACGAGGGCGGCGCGTTGACTATTGTCACCGCTGGGGCGGCGGCCAACTTATCCGAACTGTCTGTGCGTCGCGTGCTCTACGATGAGATCGACCGGACGCCTCGGAACGTGGACGGCGAGGGTGCGTCGTGGAAGCTGGGCGAGGCGCGCCAGACTTCGTTTGAGCGTAACCGCAAGTCCTACTACCCCAGCTCGCCGACGATCGAAGATGAATCGGAGATCGACGATCTGTTCAAAATGGGCACGCAGAAGGAGGCACTGGCCGACTGCGTGCACTGCGGTGTCGAGCAGCCGCTGGTGTTCGAACGACTCAAGCCAACCGATGACAATCAGGGCGTCTACTATCCGTGTTTTGACTGCGGCGGCGCGATGTATGAGACGGACAAGAACCGCATGTTCGCGCGTGGGGCTTGGTCGGAGGGCGTGGCGGGCGACGGCGAGACCGAGAGCTTCACCATCAGCGCGATGTTCCTGCCATACGGCTGGGCGTCGTGGCTGGTGCTGTACAAGGAATACCAGGCCGCCAAGGTGAAGCATGATCAGGGCGATGAAACGCTGATGATCACGTTTTACAACACCCGGCTCGCTAGAGTTTGGGCGCGTACGAAAGAACAGACCAAATACGAAGACCTATGGAACCGCGCGAAAGCGAGTACTTACCGTTTGGGAATGGTGCCAGCGCCGGCCTGCGTAGTCACGGCATCGATCGATACGCAGGGTGATCGCCTAGAATTCAAAGCCGTCGCCTGGGCCGAAGGGCTGGAAGGTTTCATCGTCGACTTCCAGGTGATCGATAGCGATCCAGCGCTACAGACGACTTGGGACCGCGCGGCGGAACTTTGTCGCGGTCAGTACAGGCATGCCGGCGGCGAGTTGCTGAGTATCGACGCGATCTTCGTTGACTCCGGCGGCAACCACACGCAGGAGGTTTATACGTTCTGTGATGCAATGCGTCGCGAAGGGGTGCACGCGATCAAGGGTGAGTCGCGCCCAGGAAAACCTATCATCGGCGCCAAACCCACGATCGTACACTTCGATGAGCGGGGCAAGGGCGAGAAGCGATCGGGCAAGCTGTGGTGGATCGGTACTGACTCTGCGAAAGATGCGTTGGTCAACCGCTGGAAGATCGAATCTGGACCGGGCGCTATCCACTTCCCGAACAACCTGGAAGAGGACTACTTCAAGCAGCTGACGGCGGAATACAGGATCCCAAAATATCAAAAGGGCCACCGCTACACCACTTGGGAAAAGAAGCCGGGAGATCGCAACGAGGCTCTGGACCTGATGGTCTACAACCTGGCTGCCGCGCACCACATCGGCCTGCACAAGAAGAGCGATCTGTTCTGGGAGAACATGCGCAAGAATCTCAATCCGCCGAACCTCGACCTGTTCAAACAGCCGGCGCCGGTGTGGCCTGAGCCGGTGGCGCTCCCATCGCAAGTCGAGGAAGACGTGCCGGCCACGAGCACACCGGCTGCTGACTCAACCGCGCCGCCACCAGCCTCAGATCCGCCGGCACCAACCCCGGCTCGGATCGTGCGCGGCCGCATCTCGTTGTCGGGCACTAAGCGAGGTGGTGCGTGAACCTCGACCCTGATCCGGACATCGTGGAAGTGATCCTGCGCGCCTGCCAGGCATCGGGGCTTGACGCCGATGCCGCGCTACTGATCGAGGCGAAGATCAGGGCGGATTACGGCGGCCTGCGCGTGCGCATACCCAAGCGCAAAAAGCACCTTAGCCCGGAGGAACGCGAGCGTGCCTATAGCGACAGCCTCAGCGCCATGAGTAACGAAGAGATCTGCAGCAAGCATGGGATCAGCCGTTCCAGTCTATACCGGCTGGTCAAGCGCGGCCCGGACAAGTAGTCTCAATTTGCCCTGTTGCCGCCTTGCGCCCTTTCGTAGACTGCGATAGTTCAGCGAAAGGATGTCCATGCCGGCAATCAGCCTACAACAAGCCCAAGCCCAGCTCGAAGCCTACCTGGCCGCCGAAAGAGCGGTGCTGGGCTCGCAGCACTACGAAATCAACGGCCGCAAGCTGACCCGCGCGAACCTCGGTGAAATCCAAGCTGGCATCACCACCTGGACCGAACGGGTGGAACAGCTGCAGCGCTCCGCGAACGGACGCAGCCGCCGCCGTACCATCATCATGAGAGGCTAAGATGGCGATGCGCAACCCTTTGATCCAACAGAACCTGCTGGATAAGGCCATCACCTACCTCTCGCCGAAGCTCGGCCAGAAGCGCATGATCGCGCGCACGCAGCTCGCTCTAGCCGGCGGCTACAGCGGCGCGCGAATCGATACGTCCACCATGGCGCGCTATATGCCCAACGCCGGCTCGCCGCTGACGGACATCATCCCTGGTTTGCGCATCTTGCGCGCGCGCAGCCGCGACCAGATGCGCAATTCGCCGATCGCGCTGGGCGCCCTGCAAACGCAGGTGAATCACGTGGTGGGCACCGGCCTGTCGTACACTCCGGCCATCAACGCCACCATACTTGGCCTGTCGGAGGAGGAGGTCGCTGCGTGGTCGGCTGACACGAAGTGGCGGTTCGATACCTGGGCGGCCAACGTGGACTGCGACCTTGGTCGCCGCCTTAATTTTTATGGTCAACAGGATCTGACCTTCCGCTCGATGATGGAGAGCGGCGATGTTTTTGTCACCACGCCGGTTGTCCAGCGAGAAGGGCGCGCCCGTCTGGCGCTCCAGGTGATCGAGGCCGACCGTGTGTGCAACCCGAACGGCGATAGCAACACCGACACGCGGATCGACGGCATCGAGATCAACGCCGAGACCACCGAAGCTGTGGGTGTCTATGTCGCAAAGCGACACCCAGCGGATGGTCTCAGCAACAACAGCTGGACGAAGCTCGATGTTCGTGGCGCTTCCGGACGCCGCAACGTTTTGCACCTGTTCGACACCATTCGGCCTGGTCAGGTGCGCGGCGTGCCGTGGATCGCCCCAATTCTCGAACCGCTCAAGCAGCTGCAGCGCTGGAGCGACGCTGAGCTGAACGCGGCGGTTGTCAGCAGTCTGTTCGCCGTATTCATCAAGATGGATCCGGATGCGTTCGACGATATGTTCGACGAAGCCTCGCAACGCGCCATCATTGACAAAGCCAGTAGCTGGGACGGATCGGTCGAGTCCGGTCAGGCCGTCAATTTGCTGCCCGGCGAGAGTGTCGAGGCGCCGAATCCCGGCCGCCCCAATCCCGCTTTCGACCCGTTCTGGACCGCCATGGTCCGCCAGATCGGCATGGCGCTGGAAATGCCTTTCGAGGTGCTGGTGGCTCATTTCCAGAGCAGCTACAGTGCCGCGCGTGCCGCGCTGCTGATGGCATGGAAGGCATTCCGCCGCCGGCGCGACCGTCTGGTGACCTACCTCTGCCAACCAGTGTTCGAGCTGTGGCTCGCCGACGAGGTGGCGGCTGGCCGCATCCACGCGCCCGGCTTCTTCGCGAGTGAAGTCGTGCGTGCCGCCTGGTGCGGCGCCACATGGACTGGTGATGGCCCAGGGAGTATCGACCCCACCAAGGAAGTAACTGCGGCCGCCGATCGCGTCGCCCTTGGCATCAGCACGAAGGATGCGGAGAGCATCGCATTCGATGGTATCCCTTGGGAGGTCAAGCACAAGCAGCGAGTTCGCGAAGTCTCGGCCGAGCAGCGCGATGGTCTAACCCCCGCACCAAAGAACACCAACGCTTCGGCTGGCGATCAGATCGAAGTGCCTACACCATCCAATCCAGGCAATAAAGAGTAGGGAAACGTCATGCAAACCAACTTCGCAAAGAGAACATATACCACTGTTTTTCAAGACATCGGACCAATTGCGGCAACGCTGGTGGCAGGGGCGGCCGTTGCGGCGATCGTGACCCTGGATGTGACACCGCTGTCGCGTGTGTCCATTACCGTTGGCGTATCGATCGCTGACCTAAGCGCATTTGAGATCTGGGTACGAACCGACCGTGTCGGGGCTCCTTGGCTACAGCTCGCGCTCGACCAGGCAAAAAAATGGGGCCGATCGGATGCAGGTATTGATTTGGCCAAAACACCGGCAGGTGCCAGCTGCTTCGTTTCGTTAGAAACGCAGGATTGGTGCGATGTTGAGATTCGCGTCGCTAGTTCTGGCGCGAGTGTTCTTTCCATCACTGCGGGAGGGAAATAATGGCTATCGTTATAAACGATCCAATGCAACTGGTCATTGATCCCGCGAACGGCAACGCGATCGGCGTGGCGGGCCCGTTCGGCGGCGTGATCCCGTTTACCGGCGTTGGCAAACCAGATGCACCACAGAATGTGGTTGCTACGGCGGTGGCTGGCGGTGTCAGTGTCTCATTCGACCCGCCATCGAACTCACATGGCAGCTCTGTATTCAAATTCTGGGCAGTGCTTTCGAACGGCCGAGATGCTGCCGGTAGCGCAAGTCCGATCTTTGTTCCGAGTCCGCCTGGTGTGGCAGTTACCGCGAAAGTAAAATGTGCAAACGGCATCGGCTGGAGCGACTTCTCCGACGTGTCGAACTCGGTGACGCCAAGCGCGATGGAGTGGGCAACTCGACTATGGTCGGCTGGGGTTAGTTTCTCCGTGGCGAAGAATTTCTTTCAAACCGTTGGTACTATGGCCGATGGTGGTTTCGGCACAGTGATGATCGTGACGGAGCTGATGGGACACGCCGACATGTTCGCGCCGTTGCTGCACAACTATGCCACCGATCAAGTGCTCAATGTTGTCAGCGTCAAGGTACATTGCCCGGCTGCACTCGGCGACCTGAAATACGATGCCGCATTCGCGGCGCTCCCTGATGCAGTTATTGATAATGGTTCCACGACAACCACCGTAGGCGTGCGCCCAACAGCTAGCTCGAACGCGCATCCGACAATCAAAGCGACGTCGCCAATCGCCATTACCACGGTCGACCGTACCGACGTCATTGGTGGCCGCCCATTGGTAGCTTATCGCATCGTTTTCCAATTCCCAACACCGGCGACGCAGAATTTTGGCTACTGGTCTCCGATCGGCGCATTGTGGGACACTGATCCAGGCCTGCTGCGATCATGCGCGCGCGTTGGCGATTTCCGTTCGACCGCAATTGATTCAGCACCGCAGGCCCAGAGCGCTTTCCGCCAGTGCGGCTCGATTGGGTTCCGCGTCCGTTACAAGACGAAGGCAATGACCGTGGCCGCGTTCGGATCTTCGGTCACCCTGGGTAATCTGGTCTCCTTGCCCAACAAACGGTCGGCCGGCTACGTGAACCAGGCCGCCGTTGCGGTGAGTACGATGTCACGGCCCATTGAATACATGAACTGCGGTTTTGCCGGCTATCAGCTAGATAAGTCGCTTCTGGCGGCCAACGACCTGCTTCCGATGCTTAAGCCGAACCATGTGATTGTTGAAGTGGCCAACATCAACAATTTTCCAAATACCGACACAACGGTGGCCGAGATCAATGCTGCTCGTTCGCAAGCTCAGGCCATCTTTGCACTGGCTGACAGCTACGGCGCAACGAAGGTTGCGTTTAACTCGTGGGGGCGTAATCAATCGGGATCGCCGTACACTGGCACCTACTTCACAGCTGCGGCTAGTGCGAAGCAAAACGCATATCTGGCAGAGTGGGCCAGCGCCGGCTATCGCATTCTCGATACGCGTAGCGGCATGAATACGGGCGAATCGCCGGACCGCGTGAAGATGGCTGCGCTCGGTTATGCCGCCGATTATTTGAACACTGGCGAAGCGACCACCGTCCACCAATCGGACTATGCAAATACGAATGTGATCCTGCCAGCGGCGACGGCCATGATGACCGCACTCGCTGCGGCATATGCGTTTTAGTGCGCTGAACCACCATCGTGCGCTTGGGAGTCGTCTCAATTTGCCCTGTTTTGGGATTTGGCACATCGATAAAGTTTAGTCTCCAACCGACTAGGCTTTTTCGATGACACCGCTAGACGTTCTCAACTCGCCATGGGCCATTGTTCCAAGCAAGCTGCTTGAGATCCATGCCATCTACGACGCCCACGCGCACGGCGAGCCGATCGATATCGAAGCTGTAGAAAAGCGCATCGGTCGCCCCCTGGCGAATGAGCAGCGGGACTACCAGGTAAGAGACGGCGTCGCTGTCATCGAGATCAACGGCGTCATCGGCAAGAAGATGAACATGTTTAGCCAGATCTCCGGCGGCGCGAGCAGCCAGCTGGCGATGCGGGCCATCGACGGTGCGCAGCGCGACAACGCCGTGCACAGCATCGTCCTGGCCTACGACAGCCCCGGCGGAACTGTTGATGGCACCGAGCTGTTTTCGAATGCCATCTTAAAGGCGCGCGGTAACAAGCCAATCGTGACGCTTGGCACTGGCACCATCGCCAGCGCGGCGTACTGGAGCGGTAGCGCCGCCGACAAGGTTTACATCGTGGACGGTACGACGGCGGTCGGCTCGATTGGCGTCGTCACCGCGCACCGTGACATCAGCGGCGCCGAGGCAGCACGCGGCATCAAGACAACCGAGCTGAGCGCCGGCAAGTACAAGCGGATCGCCAGCCAGTATGGCCCCCTGTCTGAAGAAGGTCGCGCGTCCATCCAGGACCAGCTCGACTATATGTATTCGTTGTTCGTCGGGGCGGTGGCAAAGCACCGCGCCGTTAGCGCCGACAGGGTACTGAGCGATATGGCCGACGGCCGCATCTTCACCGGCCAGCAGGCGGTGGACGCCGGTCTGGTCGACGGAATCATGACACTGGACGATTTGATCGTGCAGCTCAACCAGCAGTCCGGCCAGCGAGGCCGTGTCATCGCCCCTGGCCGCCCAGCTGCGGCCGCAACTTCCACTATCGATAAAGGTTCAAACATGGACATCACCGTTGAAGGCATCAAAGCTTCCAATCCAGACGTTGCCGCCGCGCTGGTCGCGGAAGGCGCGAAAGCTGAGCGCGAACGCATCCAGGCTGTCGAGGCGCAGACCATTCCCGGCCATGAAAGTCTGATCGCCGCCATGAAGTTCGACGGCAAGTCGACCGGTGGCGACGCCGCGCAAGCCGTACTGGCTGCGGAGCGCAAGCAGCGCGCCGCCCACGCGACCGCCAGCGCTGCGGAGGCACCGAAACCAGTGCCGACCGTGCCGTCGACTCCGGGCGCTGAAGCAGCGGCTGATGCAGCTGCGACAGGTGCTGCAGCTGCGGACAAGGTAGATAGCCGCGAAGACCTGAATGCAAAAGCCAAGGAATACATGGCTAAACACCCCGGCACCAGCTACATCGCGGCGTACAAAGCCGTCGGTGGTAAGTAATTTCATCAACCATTTCTGAGCACAAGGAGTAGCACATGGCTGCTAGCGCAAAAAAAATCTTGACCCTGTCGGTCGTGGCCACCGCCGCGCTGGCGGCTAACCGTGCAGTGACGGGCGTCGGTGCTGTTCCGGCAGCAGGCGCTCGTATCCTCGGCGTGACCGATTTCGCGGTTGCCATTGGCGAGCGAGTTTCGGTCGGCGTTCAGGGCACTGTCGTTGCAGAGGCAGGCGCCGCGTTCGCAGCCGATGCGGCGCTGGAGGTGGATGCCCAAGGTCGTTTTATCACCCAGAGCACCGGCGTGAAGGTCGCCCGCGCTATCAGTGCCGCAACTGCTGCCGGTAGCTTCGCCGAAGTCCTGATGATCCCGAACTAATCAACAATCTCACCCCCAAGGAGCCAAAATGGTCCAAATGAGCAATTCGCAAGCGCGCCTGGTCGATCCTGTAATGACCAGTGTTGCGCAGGGTTATTCCAACAACGAGCATGTCGGTGACATTCTGTTTCCGAAGGTGCCGGTCAGCGCCCGTGGCGGCAAGATCATCCAGTTCGGCAAGGAAGCATTCATGCTGTACTCGACCGGTCGTAGCCCTGGACAAGACACTAAGCGCGTCACGTTCGGTTTCGCCGGCCTGTCTTACGCGCTCGAGTCCCACAGTCTGGAAGGCGTCCTGCCTATCGAAACTTCCCAGGAAGCGATCACCACGCCGGGTATCGACATGGCGAGCGTGACCGTCAACAATACGCAGGACATCATCGGTCTGCGCCTGGAAAAAAAGCGTGCGGACATCGCCCGCGATCCGGCGAATTACTCCGCCTCCAACAAGAAGACGCTGTCGGGGACCTCCCAGTGGAGCGATGTCAGCGGCGTCAGCGATCCGATCGGCGACGTTGAGGCTGGCAAGGAAGCGGTCCGCAAGAAGATCGGCAAACGTCCGAATGTGGCCGTGATCGGCGCCGCAGTTTTCGCGATGCTGAAAAAGCATCCTCAGATCCTGGACCGCATCAAATACACGGGCCGTGATGTTCCTACCGTCGAGCTGCTCGCCAGTCTGTGGGGCCTGAAGGAAGTCCGCGTCGGCGAAGCAGTGTTTGCTGCTGACGATGGCACTTTCGCGGATATTTGGGGCAGGGACGTGGTGCTGGCCTATGTTGAAACAGCGGGCGCCAACGAGCGTGGCAAGCCTTCGTATGGCTACACCTATCAATTGAACGGCTACCCCGAAGTCGAGGAATCGTACTTCGAACGCAACATCAAGAGCTGGGTGTACCCGGTGACTGATGAAGTCGCTCCTGTCATCGTCGGTGCCGACGCAGGCTACCTGATCACCAACGCTGTTGCGTAACGGGGAAGCATATGAAAGTCACCATTACCTCCCCTGTACGCCACAACGGCGTTGATTTGGAAGTCGGCGAAACGGCGGATCTCGCCAAGAAGCCAGCGCTGGCTCTGCTGGATGTCGGCTCTGCCGCTTTACCCGAAGACAGCAGCGGCACGGCATCGACGCCAACGCCTGCACCGGCACCTACGCCAGCAACGACGCCAACGTCAACGCCAGCGCCGGCTCCTGAATCTGAACAAGTGACCGACCCAGCGCCGGTAACCTCGGAAGACGGCACAGGCGCAGACAGCGGCACCGCCCAAACGCAGCAGCCGGACGAGTAATTCCGTGCTGAACGACGACCTGGCCCCGTTCTTCGTCGCAGGCGAGTTCTGCGACGCGGAGGACACCCTCGGCGGCGCGCCCGTGCTTGGCATGTATGACGCCAGCTATGTACGCACCGGCGGCGGCATGGGGATGTCCGATACGAGCCAGGTCTATCTGCTGCCGACTGCGCTTGTGCCAGACGATGTGATCGGCATGCAGCTGGTGCACAAAGGCACATCCCATTCGGTCGTCGATGTTGAACCCGATGGCACTGGTCTGTCCGTGCTGGTGCTGGGAGTGGCCTGATGTCCGCCTTCAAAGAAATCACCAGTGCGATCGAAGCGCTGATGCTGGCGGAACCGCCTGTCGCAGAGCACATTTATCGCTCCCGTGATCGTGCGGTGCCCAAAGTCATCTCTACCGCCATCAATGTCCAATGGGATGGCGGTACGCCTGACGAAGATGTCATCGCCGGCGCGCCGGTTACCTGGACATCTCGCTTCAGCATTGAGCTGTACGCCAAAACAGAATCGGCCGCGCCGGACGAGGCGGTCGATCCGCTGCTGGAGGAAGTTTATGCCCGTATGGCGGTTGATACGACGCTCGGTGGGCTTGTCGATTACATCGGCCAGCCGGCGCTCGAAGCGGAGTACGCCGCCGATGGAACCCGCACCGGATGGATTCGCATGGTCTATCCGATTCGCCATGAAACCACCAACCTGAAACTGGAAGCCCGATGAAAACTATTGACCAAGACGGCGCGGACAGCGGCAGCGAAGCTGCCGGCCTGGACACCGCCATCGATACCACCGGCGCCGTGGCGACGATCAGCGTCGCTGCGGCACCTGCACCTGAAACTGCGGCCGACAACATTCCAACCCCACCAGGTGGCGGCCGCTGGCGTTGGACCGGCACCAGCTGGGAAGACCTCAACCCGAAGCCGGCTGCAGCTGCTGGCACCGATAACACCACCGCAACGGAGTAAAACATGGCAAGCCGCTATATCCGCAATACCCTGATTGCCCTGGCGCTGGAAGCAACCGCTGGCGTAGATGCGCTACCGACCGGTGCGGCCAACGCGCAGCTGATCTCCGATATGAGCATCGAACCGCTGGATGCGAAGAACATCCCGCGCGAAGTGATTCGCGGTTTCTTCGGGGGCAGTGAAGAGCTGGTGGGCGTGGCCAGTGTCAAGGTCAGCTTCACCGCCGAGCTGGCCGGCTCGGGCGCCGCCGCCACGCCGCCTGCCTGGGGCGCTGCGCTGATCGTGTGCGCATTTGCCGAAGCATCGCTGACCACGCCGGCACGCGTGGAGTACACCCCTGTTTCGACTGGCCTGAGAACCGCCACGATTTACTACTACGACGACGGCGTCCTGCACAAGCTGTTCGGCGTGATGGGTAACGTGACGATCAGCGCCAAGGCGGGCGACCGCCCAACGCTGAAATTCGACTTTGTCGGCCTGGATGGCGGTGTTGCCACCGCGACCGATGTCGGTGTATTCACCGCCTGGAAGAAACCGGTGGCGATCACCAAAGCCAACGTTGTCGACTTCACGTTGGGCGCCACCTACGCCGCCGGCGCGCTGACCGGCGGTACGGTTTACCCAAGCACTGGCGTCGAGATCCAGGTCGGCAACTCGGTCGAATTCGATGCACTGTGCAGCGAAGAAACCGTGGATATCACGAACCGCTCTGCGACGGGCAGCGTCGAGCTGAAGCTGACGCCTGCGCAGGAGGTGGCATTCATGGCTAGTGTCAAACAGAACCTCACTCAAAGCGCGGCATTCACCATCGGCACCGTGACCGGCGCCAAGATCATCTTGTTCATGCCATCGGTGCAGCTGCGCAAGCCGAAGAAAGTGGACCGCTCTGGCAAACGCCTGATCGGCTATGAGCTTGGCGTCTTGCCGCTGGTGGGCAACGACGACGTGCGCCTGATCTGCATTTGATCAATATCAACACGAAAAAAGGAAAATCACATGTCCCAATATCAACTGGCCGTCGCCGACATCCTGCAAGTGCCAATTTCGTTCCGGACCAAAGATGGCGCGAAGGTGACGACCTTCAAATTCACGCTGGACATGCAGCGCTGCCCGGAAGAGGACTGGAATACGTCCATCACGGACGAATTCGGTACCGCCAAGCACGAGAAGATCAAAGCGAAGTTGAAGGATCTGACGATTGGCTGGCGCGACCAGACCTTCGTGCAAGACGGCGACAAGGTGCCGGCGCCGTTTTGCCAGGAAGCCCTCGAAGTCATGTTCAGCGCCGTCGGTATTGCGGACGTGGTGCTGAAGGCATTTATGAAAGAAAACGCGGCCACCGCAAAAAACTAAAGGCGGCCGCCCAACTGCTGGCCCTCGGTCAGCTCGATATTTCGAAGCCGGCGAAAGCTGATGAGGATATTGATCCGGACGAGGACGGCAACCCGGTCGACGAGCTGGCAGCAGCATTTGCCGCATTCGGCCTTGTGCCGGAGGCCGGGGAAGTGGAGGCGGTCCTGGAGAAGGAACTGTTTTATCTGTGGCCTGAGAACCTGCCAGTCTTTAATTTCTGGCTGACCATTCAGTCTCAGTGGTTTTGGAGTGAGGGGCAACGCACCGGTTTAAACCATGCTGGTGTCGAAGTGAACCTGAAGTACGCCGGCCTGAAGCGAAAGCAGCGGGCCGAGTATTTCCAAATGATCCGGGTGATGGAGATGGCCTGCCTTAACGCCTGGCGCGAGCAACGAGATCTAGCATTGTAGGAAGCACACTGGGATATGGCATATAGCACAGCATCTGGCGCAGTCATTCGAATCGGAGTCGAAGGCAGCAACGAATCCCAGCGCCAGATCGCTGCTGTCAGCGCTTCCATGAACCAGTTGACGAATACCGTCAGCTCGGCGATGAAAACGCTGGCGAGTACCGTCGGCATCACCGGCGGCCTGGCCGGCATCATCCAGATGTCGGATGCCTATGCCAAGTACAACGCCCAGTTGCGCCTGGCAACTCAGACTCAAGCTGAATTCCGCGCTGCCCAGGAAGCGGTCACGCGGATCGCGAACAGTGCGCAACAGGATCTGGCTGCCACTGGCACGCTGTACGCCCGCATTGCGAAGAGTACGCAGGAGCTAGGCATCAGCCAGTCTCGCGTCGCCGACATTACCGAATCGGTCAATCTGGCACTGAAGGTATCCGGTGCAACTTCGGAAGAGGCGGCGTCCGCCCAGTTGCAGCTGTCACAGGCTTTTGCATCCGGCACGCTGCGGGGTGAAGAATTCAATGCGGTCAACGAGGCGGCGCCGCGTCTGATGCAAGCCCTGGCTGATGGTATCGGTGTGCCGGTTGGTGCGCTGAAAGATATGGCCTCGAACGGAGAGATCACGTCCAAGGTGATGGCATCGGTTCTTCCGCAGGCGCTGGAGCAGCTGCGTGCGGAAGCGGCGCAGGTCCAGACGATCAGCGGCGCGTTCACGGTCCTTAAAAACAACGTCACCGCCTTCACTGCGGAGCATGCGCAGGCAAACGGCACGGTGGCAGTGCTGACCACCGGCCTGGGCCTGTTGGCCAACAATCTCACTCTCGCCATGGGCTTGGTGCAGACGCTGACGGCCGCGAAGGTCGCTACGTGGCTCGGCAACTGGGTGGTCGAGACGGTGCGGAAGACGTCGGCAGATCGCGCTGCGGCGGCCAGTGCGCTTGCCGCCGCCAGCGCCGATCTGGCCGCCGCCCGCGCCGCTGAGACACTGGCGGTGGCGCGTGTGGCCGAGGTGCGCGCCGCCGTGCTCGCTGCCGAGGGCAACACTGCGCTGGCGATTACTGCGAACGGGCTGATTCCGGCGCAGGCCCGCGCTGCGCAGGCTGCTGTCGCACACACGGCAGCGCTGACTGCCCAGGCGACGGCAGCCCGCGCCGCGAGTACCGCTGGCGCGCTTGCCAGCAGTGCTCTCGGTCTGCTGGGCGGCCCAATCGGCGCAATTGTGACGCTATTGGGGATCGGCGCCACCGCATGGAGCCTCTGGAGCCAGCGCTCCCGAGAGAGTGCGCAGGAAAGTGCGGAACATGTCGAGCAGTCGACTGAGGACATCATCGCCTCATTGGATAAGCAGATTGAGAAGCTTAAGCGCCGCAACGAGTTGGCCGCCGCCACGGGCGCAAAGATCACCGATTCGCCGGAGACCGAAAAGCTGGCCAGCTTGCGGGCTGAGATTTCGAAAGTGAGCAATCAGGAGGGCGTCTATTCCAACCTGGACCCGGCTGCGAAGCTGTCGTTGCTGATGGCCTATGGTGGCCAGATCAGCGCGCTAACGGAAAAGGTGCGTCAGCTCGGCGAGGAAACCGACAAGGCTACCGAGTTGAAGAACAAGAAGAACCTGTCTCAGTGGATGACGGACTATGCCACCAAGGCGGAAAAACTGGAAGCCGAGCTGAAAAAGGCTCGGACTGAACTGGGGAACCAGTTTACGCCGGAGTTGGAATCGCGTATCCGCAAAGCTTTTGAGACGCGCGATGCCGGCGCCGCGAAGGAGCTGACGGCGTATCAGCGTCTCAGCGCGGCGATCCGAACCAAGACCGAGGAAAACGAGCAGGAGGCCAAAGCCGGCATCGACGCCAGTGAGAGCCAGAAGACCCTTATCAAGTTGGATCAGGATCTTGCCACTGGCAAGCTGAAGCTGTCGGCTGCCAACCAGGCGCAAATCCGTACATTGCTGACCGAGCAGGCGGCCAGCGAGCAGAGCTTGAAAACGCAGAAGGCAGCGCGCGAGGTGCAGGCGTGGATTGAACAAAGCACCGACGCCCGCACAGCATCGACCGCAGCGCTCAAGGTCGAATACGAGATGTACGGCAAGAACTCCGACGCGCGCGATGTTGCGATGGTGAAGGTGCGCAATGAGACCGAGCTGGAGAAATTCCTGACGGCCGCGCGCCGGGAGCATAAGCTAATTTCGGACCAGATGATCTCGGACCTGCGGCAGGAGGTCGACGAGCGTACAAAGGTCGAGCAGGCCACCTTGGCGCAGAGCAAGGCGCTTGCCTATGCCTCCCAGTTGGGTACCGAGAACAAGAAATTTTCCGCCGAATCGTTGGCGGACCCGCGTGCCCGCGCACAGGCGCTGCTTGATATCGACGCCGATGTTTGGAAAAAGCGCATCGCCCTGGCCGGCGACGGCACCGCCGCGCAAAAGGAGTTGCAGTCTCAGTACGACACATGGTACGCCAATCAGCAAAAACGCATTCTGGTTGACGTAGACCTGACGCGCGCGACCGAGATGATCAAGGTGATGGAAGTGATTGATCAGGCAGCCCAGCAGGCTGCGGCGTCGATGGAATCCTCGTTCGGCCGCGTTGGCGCGGCAATCGGCGGCATGACCACCGCGCTGACCGGTTACGAGCACACCCAGGCCGCGATCGCTGCGCAGCTGGTAAGCGCCGTAAAAGATTCTGGAGGTGATCAGACTAAGATCCAGGAAGCTAACGCGCGCGCCGCCGCTTCGTATGCACAAGCGCAAGTCAAGGCGTATGGCGACATGGCTGGTGCCGCGAAGGGCTTCTTCAAGGAAAACTCAACCGGCTATAAGGTACTGGAGGCCACCGAAAAAGCGTATCGCGCTGTTGAGATGGCGCTGGCGATCGAGGCTATGGCCAAGAAGATTTTCTTCAAGGAGACCGAGGTCACGGCCAACACTGCGCTCAATGCCACGAAACTCGCCGGCGAAGCGACTGCCAGCGCTGCCTCGACTGGCTTGGCTGCGACTGAGGCGAGCGCCTGGGGGATCACCGCCGTCGTGAAGGCTATCGCATCGCTCCCGTTCCCGCTCAACCTGGCCGCCGGCGCGGCGACGCTGGCCGCAGTGATCGCCATCGGCGCCAAGATGATGGGCGGCGGCAGTTCCAGCGTCAGCTTGTCGCAGCAGCGCCAGGAGTCCCAGGGAACCGGCTCAGTGCTGGGTGATTCCAGCGCCAAGTCGGAGTCGCTGAGTCGGGCCATCGAGCTGGCCGCGAACAATTCGAGCATCGAGTTGACCCATACGGCCGGCATGCTGGCATCGCTGAAGGCTATCGAAAGCTCAATCAGCGGCCTCGGTAGCCTGCTTGTGCGCGGCACGGATGTTACTTCGCTGGCCAGCAGCGTCAGCTCGACCTCCAGTGGCGGATTCTTCGGTGGCATCATCTCTTCGATCTTCGGCGGCAAAACGACCGTCGACGACACCGGCATTCAGATCAACAAGAGCACCGTCGCCGACATTTCCGCTGGCGCACTGAACAGCCAGTCCTATATCGACACGACCAAGTCGGGCGGATGGTTCTCCAGCGACAAGCACAATACGCAGACCGCTGATCTGGGAGCCGAGGTCGATGCGCAGTTCACGAAAGTGATCGAAGGACTGGCCGACAGTGTTACGACTGCTGCTGGCTTGCTCGGCGTCGGCGGCGACGAGTTTACCAAGCACCTCAACGAATTCGTGGTCGACATCGGCAAGATCAGCCTCAAGGATCTTTCCGGTGACGAGATCCAGGATGCGCTTGAAGCAGTGTTTTCGAAAGTCGGGGACGACATGGCGCAGTTTGCGCTCAGCGGCCTGTCGCAATTCCAGCAGGTCGGTGAAGGCTATCTGGAAACGCTGACCCGGGTCGCCACCGACTATGCCAACCTGGACTCCATGCTGGAATCCATCGGTGGTTCGTTCGGCGCCGTCGGGATCGACAGCATCGCGGCGCGAGAGCATCTTATCGACCTGGCCGGTGGCATCGACGAGCTTGCCTCGCAGACCAGTTCGTTCGCGCAAAATTTCTTGACGCAGGCAGAGCAACTGGCGCCAGTCCAGAAGTACGTCACCGAACAGCTGGCGGCCATGGGCTTGCAGTCGCTGGATACTCGCGACAAATTCAAGGAATACGTCCTTGACCTGGTTAACTCCGGAAAGCTGGCGACGGAGGCAGGTGCGGCCCAGTATACGCAGTTGATGGCGCTGCAGGATCTCTTTGCCCAGACACATGCAGCCACGAAGGATCTGACTAAGACCGAGCAGGAAATTGCCGACGAGCGTGCCGACTTGCAGAATCAGTACGATGAACTGGTAATGACCGCAGCGGAGCTGCAGGCGAAGGAGCGTGCATCGATTGATGTGAGCAACCAGGCTCTATACGACCAGATTGTTGCGCAGAAGGCTCTTGCGGCCGCCACTGAGGCCGCCACGGAAGCGGCGACCGCCGCCACCGAGGCTGCAAATGCCGCTGCCGTGGCTGCGGAGACCAAGCTCGCCACTGCCCAATCGAACTTGCTATCGGCGTATCAGAAGGAAGCGTCGGCGCTGCAAACCTTGATCAGCCAGCGCAATGCGGAGGCTGAGGCGACCAAGAACTTGATCGACAGCCTGGCGCTGGGCGATATGTCGGATTTGTCGCCATACGAGAAATATCTCGAAGCCCAGCGCCAGTTCGACGCGGCGGCGCCGGGTGAAGAGAAAAATTCCGCGGCCCAGGCACTGCTCCAGGCATCGCGTAATTACAACGGTTCGACCGAAGCCTACGCGCGCGACTACGCGAAAGTCCAGTCCGCCCTCGTCACCCAACTGGCATCCCAGCGTTCCGCCGCCACGACGGCGCAGAAGCAGCTAGATGCGCTGGAAGATCAAGTCGGATCGCTGATCGATATCGAAGACAGCGTCGACACGCTCAACGACACCATGCTCTCTGTAAAACAGGCGATCGTCGACTTGGGTAAGGCGATGCTCGATTCTGCCGCAGCCAATTCGGCGGCCGGCAAGTCTGGTAGCGAAGATCTGGCCGATAAAGGACAGAAGACGCTGGAGGGTGTTTTGACCGGGATCTACCAAGACCTGCTTGGGCGTGCGCCTGATGCCGAAGGCTTTGCTTGGTGGTTGAACGCAATGATGAATGGCACCACTGTTGCGCAGGTTACCGATGGTTTCCTCAATTCGGATGAGTACAAGGCGAAGCATCCGGAGGCTCACGCCAAGGGAGGTGTGGCTGATGGTTGGTCGCTTGTTGGTGAGGAAGGGGCGGAGCTGGTGAATTTCTCCCAACCGGGCCGTGTGTATACCGCCTCGCAGACGCGCGCCGCGCTGGGCGGATCGGACAATAGCGCGGCTATTGAGCGACAGACGCGCGCCGTCGAACGTCAGAATGCATTGGTCAGCGAGCAGAACGAACTGCTCGATCAGCAAAACAAGTTGCTTGCAGCGATCGCGAGCGACGGCGCCTCCAGTGAAGACATTCGCACCCTGAAGCAATACATGGGCGTTGTGCTGTCGCGCAAGGCGATGACCGCATGAGAGACCAGATCGTGCTGCTGGAAATCGAGGGTTTGAACCTGCGCACCGGCGTGGTCGAGATCCTGCGATTCTGTGATGGACTGGCATATCGCCTGCGGCCATCAGAATCGCCGGCAAATGCGCTTTATCGGCCATTCCTTCTTGATCCGGGCTGGTCGCGCGTGGACATCTTCACGGCGCCTGGTGAGTATGGCCAGGTCACGCCGGGGGAGTGCACGCTGGATGACAGCAATGGGCTGCTTGGTGCCGAGCTGCTGGACTACGCTTTCGACGGCCGGAGCATTGTGCAGCGAATTGGCCGGCGTGGTGCGCCGTACCCTTCCGGCTACGTGACCGTGATCAGTGGAACCATGGCGCGACAGCCGCAGTTTGCATGGGGGAAGATCACGTTCAGCCCTGCCGACCTGGCCGCATCCATGGAGAAGACCCTGCAGCAGTCTCGTTATGCCGGCACCAATGTGCTGCCAGATGGGTTGGAAGGGCTCGATGATCTGTCGGGCAAGGTCAAGCCGATCGTTCTGGCGCTGGCGTCGAACATGTCGCCGATCCTCTGCAACACCTCCAAGCTGATCTATCAGGTGTCGATTCCGGTTGGGAGCTCTACCGTGGCTGTGTCAGCCGTGCGCGATGGCGGTTTGCCACTGACGGCTGGCGCCGCCTATGCCTCGGTGGCCGACCTGCTGGCGACGGCGCCAGCAGCTGGTGGGTATCGCGTTCTGTCTACCAGCGGTGATGGCTGCTACATTCGGCTGGGCAGCCAGCCAGCCGCCGGCGTTACCTGCGACGCTGCGTACGGCGCTGCAGAGGATCGCACCCATGCACAGGCATGGCGGCGCGTGCTCAATTACGCTGGTGTTTCCTCGGCCGCGATTGTTGCCTCCGACCTTGTCGCGCTGGACGCGGCGTTGCCGGCGGAAATCGAGATGGCCGTGTTTGACGAGTCCAATGTCGACGACGTGCTGTCGACCATTGCCTCCAGCGCCGGCGCCGCATGGTACGGCGATGCGAACGGCATGTTCCGGATCACACAGTGGGCCAATCCGATTGGCGTGCCTGTCGCCCAGCTTACCGCTCTGCGGACCGACAGCGTCGACATCGATGATCCGGTCGGCAACGGTGGCGTCGCGCCGGTATACCTGGTGAATCTGTCGTATGGCCGGAACTGGACGAAGCAGAGCGATTCGGATTTGAAGGGCGACAAGACCAGCTCGACGGATACGGTTCGGGCACCAGGCACGCGCGCCGGGCTTGCCGCGCGTGCCTGGCTGGCACAGGAATACCGCGTGCTTTCTTCCGTCGAGGCCGGCGTGCTGGCCAATTATCGAAACGCCGTCAAGCTGGAGGTGACCTCCCTCATATCCGCCGCCGCGCCGGCGCAGCAGTTTGCTGACTCGCAACTGGCGATGTTCAAAGACCCTCGCCAAATGGCGGCGATATCCCTCTGGCTGTCCGATGATCAAATCAATGTTGTCCGGCCGGGCACGCTTGTGCAAGTCATCCTGCCGCGCTGGAAGTTCGGCGGCGGCCGGCTCATGCGGGTCGCGGGCGTGCAGGTCGACCGCCGTACAAAGAAAACACAAATCACATGCTGGGGCTGACTAATGGCGCATCCAAAACTATGCTTTCCAAACTGGACGCTGCCCACGCAGCTCATCACGCCGATGGTAGCCGCGCCCGGCTGGATCGACGTCGAAAAGCTGCACGGCGAGGTGCTGTCCGAGATGGCGCGCTATCCAGCGGTCGACCTGGCCGGCTCGCGCCTGGTAATAGACTTGGGCACGTTACGCAACGTCGAGGTGCTGGCATTGCCGTACCAGAACGCGGGGATTTACGACAGCGCGCGCGTGCGCCTTTGCACCGATGCGCAGTTGACTAACGCTGTGATCGACAGCGGCTGGCAAGAGTTCTTCGGCGAGATTTACCCGTACGGGACGCTGGAGCCATCGCGCGTCGAGTGGGTTGATGGGCGACTGACTGCTGAGGATGCTGCAGGTGTCGTCAACCCGTGGGTGTACGTAGCCGATGGGGCGAAGATCGGCCGCTACCTGGAGATCTCGCTCGACTTCCGCCACAACGTGGATGGCTACATCGATCTGGGTCAGGTCATCGCATCGCCAGCCCTGTCTTCTTACAAGAACATTTCGTACGGCGTCACCCCACCGTTTTATGTCGACCCTTCGACCAAGACGCGCGCACGTGGCGGGCCGCGATTCGTCGATGAGCAGAAGAAATATCGCGAGACCAAGATGACCTACAACTGGCTCCGTAACGACGAGCTGTATGCGGGCTTCTATGAGTTCGTTCGTCGATACGGCGTCGTTCAGCCGTTCTTCTTTATTTACGACTCCGACGCCGATCCGGCGGTGCGCCAGAAGCAGAGCTTCATGTGCTCGATCGACCAGATGGAGCAGCCCGTAAACACCAGTTTCAACGTCAATTCCTTGACCATCACCTTGGCAGAAGAATTCTAGAGAGGCAACACCTATGAACCTGATAGACGTCACTATCAACGGACACCGCTATACCAACGACCCCAACCTGGCGGCCAGCGCCGGCATTCCTACGGATTACCAGTTTATCGGCTATAACGCCATCCCGGCGCTGGCCAACTTCGCTGATGATGTGCAAGCCGTCGGCAGTGCTGCTGTCAACCAGGCGACGGATGCGAAAGCGACGGCGGAGTTGGCTGCACAGCAGGCGCTGCTGTCACCCACCACCGGATCTGTCAGCGGATCATCCATCGCCGTCGGCCTGGGCGCCAAGACCTTCGTCATGGAGGCGGGCAAGGACTTTCGGAAGACGATGTACGTCACCGTGGCAAATCGCACCGCTCCGGACACGATCTTTATGAACGGGCCGCTCACGTCCTACAATCCCGCAACTGGCGAAGCCGGCATGGTCGCCACTCGGGCACTGGGCAGTGGCAGCAGTGCAGATTGGGTCATTACGCTGTCGTCGCCAGCGCAACCTGCAACTGGCGGTGCTGCTGTCGCGACTGGTTCGCTGGCCATTACGGCGACCAGCTTGCGGTACCAGGAGATCACGCCGACGAACTATGGCCTGAGCTTCAGCCTGACCGGCGCGAATACGGCTATTCAGGGGCCAGCAGCATTTACGCTGAGGAACCATAGCCTCGTTTACCCATGGGACGTGCAAGTCAACGTCTCCGGCGTGAAGGGCTTTGTCCGGCCGAATAAAACAGCCTACGTTGATGTGGTGGGCACTTCCTATCGCGTTCGCGATTTGAGCGGTTACGGGAGCGCGTTCTTTTCGCAGGTGACGTTCAGCGGCATCGTTGCCGGCACTGCTGGTCTCTGGACAAAGGCCGTCCTGGTGCAGTCCGGTGGAACGGTGGTACTGGTGCATGGCGCCGCGCTGCACGCGGTATTTATCAGCGCCGCCGGCGATGTTGGCCAGCCCCTACTGATCCGCACTGGCCTGTCCACCACGGGCAAGGACAGTACGGTTGCCGCAGTAGCGGTCGGGGATGGAACCGATAACGTGCTGGTGGCCTCGGTACCGGACAGCGGTACGGCATTGCAGACGGTGGTCGTAACGGTTTCGCAGTATGGCGTGCTGGGGCTTGGCACTGTGGTACCGACCACTGTTGCTAGCTCAACCGCTGGCATTGTCGATCTGCGCGCCATCATCGACGCATCGGGCTCGCTGATCTTCATCTTGGGCTTGATCAGCGCGGCCGCCACGACTTTGTCTACCTACGGGATCAATGTCACCACGCCTGGCGCGGCGGCGCACACGGTCAGCACCCCACGCACCGAAACCACGGTGGGCAGTTTCGCCGCGCTGCTCACCGATCTGAATAACGCCAACGTCTACATGACGGTTACGCTCACTGCCGCGACAACCCTCGCTATCAAGGCATTTAGTTTGAATAGCTTGGGAGCGCAGACTCCAGGAGGCACGCAAAGCGCAACCATCACCTCGGGTTCCAACGTACAGGTGCGCGCGCAGATGGCGAACAACGGGACGCCGTTTGAGTTCGGGTACTGGGCTGTTGGCTATATCGTGAGCAACGTCGCTCGCGTGGCCAAGTTGACGCTGAGCGGTTCGGCGCCGGCACTGAGCGCTGGCGCCGCGGTGAATTCTGCCATCACCACCGTTACCCTAACGTCCCTGCAGCTCGGCACGGATCTTTCCGGCTATGAAGTGCAGGGTACGGCGGTGAGCGGCACTGATGCGGCCGGCCGCTTCCTGTGTGAAATGATGGACTTCTCTATGTCAGGGGCCACCCCTAGCGCGAGCTCGTCCACGTTGATCGCAATGGCCGCTGCGATTTCGCCGGTATGGATTGGTCAGGGCGCGAACCTATCCAACAGCGGCGGGCCGTACGTCTCGCTGTGGCAGTTGAGCACCACCACCGAAGTGATGATGGCCATGACTGTAGGCGCCAGTTACAACGCGCCGGTGGCAGTCCGACTGCTCAACGCCGGCGGCTATGCAACCCTTCTGCAGGCGCCGGACTACCTGACCCCCAAGACCTCCCGCAATCGCAACACGCTCCGTTCGGCAAATCGCTGCATTGCAATTGGGGATGGCTCGAAGCCGAGCATGGAGTACGTTTTCGAGAGCACCTATGGTGAACCTACCGCACGTCCAGTGGCGCCGGTGGCAGCGATGTCGTTCGGCAGCTTTGGTGGGGAGGCATTCAATGAAAGCACCTGGCTCGCTGCCGGCCTGGCGCCGATGACCAATCTTCAAATCCAGAACTTCAAGGTGGCCTGATCATGATTATCGTTACTTCAGTTGGGCTGTTTGGCCCATTCGGGCGGGTGGAAGTGCAGACAGATCGCCTGCGCACCTGGCCCATCGGCAGCTCGCAGGATGTCGGCGGCGCGGATCTTCCGCTGGAAGTGATTGGCGAGTATCAGCTGCTCGACGTCGACGCGCCGGTGGGGTTCTGCACCGACCTATTTGTTTGGAACGGCACCGCGTTGGAGCCGATTCAGTCGGAGATCAATACCAATGGCGCCGTCGACGCTGCCCAGTGATAGCTGTGCCATGAATTACAACTTTAATAAACCGCGCCTTTGCGGACTTCAAAACGGGAAAAGGGACAGCATGCCAGCCATTGAAACCACCACCGCCGCAGGCGGAACTTTGATCAAAATTTTCGGTGTCCCGGTGATTGCCGGCGCCGCCGCTACGGCGCTGGTGTTCTTGTTCATGTGGCCACGCACGATCCGTGAAGCGGCGCTCCGTCTTACCAGCACCATCTCCACCAGCTTCATCTTCGGCCCGATCGCGGTCATGGCGTTGCATAGCTGGTGGCCTTCATTGTTCGATTCGGCCAAGGCGGTGGCGGCACTGTATGACGCTGATCCGGCATATGGAGTTTTGTTTGTGGCAGGTCCGGTGATGGTGCTCGCCGGCTTGCCGGCCTGGTGGCTGATTGGCGGCGTGATCCGATGGCTGGACCGGCGCCGCGACAAGGACATCGGCGAGATAGCCCATGACGCAGCAGAGGTGGTGAAGGACGTGCGCAGCACGATGTAACGCTCCCAATAATTTTCTAACGAGAGGTGAACCATGATTTTTTCGGCACTGATTTCTTTCCTGGGCGGCACGGCCTTCCGTATGATTTGGGGCGAGCTGTCGTCGTGGCTGACCGCGCGGCAAGAGCATGGCAACGAGATCGAGCGGATGCGTCTGCAGGGCGAGCTCGATGCTGCGGCGCATGCGCGTAATCTCGAAGCGCTCCGACTGCAGGCGGATTTGGGCGTTCAGACCATTCGGGTGCAAGGGGAAACGGCCGTAGCTCAGGTCGAGGCTGATGGCTGGCTGGCGGCGGTGCGCGGCACCACTACAGCTACCGGTGTTTGGTTTGTCGACCTGTGGAACGGTATCATCCGGCCAGCAGTAGCGACCTGGTCGATTGGCATGATCAGCGGCCACTACCTGAAGTGGTGGCTGCTGGATGAGAACGGCTGGAATGTTTGCGGCGCGGCGCTGGGCATCTATCTGGCCGACCGCGCGCTGTTCAAGCGGGGCAAATAAGTGGCGGCCGCTGATCTTCTCGCGCGCGCCAGGGCATGGATGGCCGGGGCCAGCGCCGCGCCGGCGCCGCTGGCAAGCGCGGCCGCGCCGACTGTTGCCGAATCTCCAGTCAGCGATGAGGAGATGGCCATCCAGATTGCGATGGAGCTTTGTCGCCGGTTCGAAGGCTTCTTCTCCCACCCGTACCTGTGTCCGGCCGGGGTGCCGTCAATCGGGTTTGGCACCACTCATTATGCCGATGGCCGGGCAGTAACCCTCAAGGATGGCCCGATCACCCGGATGCAGGGCGAGCGGCTGCTTGTCCTGCAGATCAAAAACATTTATCTCCCGGCAGTCCGGCGCCTGTGTCCAGGCATCAATAGCGCGAGACGCTTGGCCGCCATCATCGACTGGTGTTACAACCTGGGCGCGGGCAATCTTCAGGCGTCGACCATGCGACGTCGAATCAACGCCGGCCGCTGGATCGATGTGCCGGCGGAGATCCGCAAATGGAACCGTGGTGGCGGTCGCGTGCTGCGCGGGTTGGTGCTGCGCCGTGATGCTGAGGCCAATCTGATATAGAGGCTTAGCGAACGGTACTGGGCGAGTTTTAGAGGGCGGCGGCCAGTCGTGATCGGATATCTGAAAGAGCCACTGCGAAATGGGTGCCCCCAAGATTCTGAAAGATGACGCTGCCGGCACCGGCCGCAGCAATTCGTATCAAATCCTTGTCAGACAGCGCTTCGGACACGATAAATGTGAGTTGCGCATTGCCCGCCTGGCCAGCAGCTGCGATTCTGATCAAATCTTCCACAGGCGTCCCGGTTGCACTCAGAGAAAACCCTCCACCCGCAGCAGCGAGTTTGATCAGAGTATCAAGGGGAAGTTCGCGAGCTGCCATGGGAAACCCTCAAATTTTAGCATAACTTTAAGCGTAGAATTTATTCTACTACGACCCGCTTTATAAGGGAACTGCACTGCTATCTAATAGCGGGAATGCACCTGAACGATTATACTGTATTTATGTACAGTATAATCGTTCAGGTGTATCGTTTTGGAGTCAAGCGCGACGAGCGCGACCTGGCCAATGATCGGGGCCATGCCGGCAGATTACAGATGATGTATATGGATGGCCATTTGGTGCTCACGTTCGCCGGCGTTGATGACTACCGTGGGGACAATCATGTGTTGCCGAAGTTGTTCGAGCCCAAATGCATCGGCTGGACGGGGGACATGATGCTCTGGCGGGGAGTGCAGCGGCAGCGAATGAAAAACCCAAGTAAGCCGGCGCCCGCATTCCTGCAGGAGTGGCGGGTCAGGTTGGTCGATCGTAAAGATATCGAAAAATACCTAGCGTAGCTTTTGGCGTAACTTTTAGATTTGCGCGGTTCGCGCCATAGGTGAACTGCACTGCTGCATCATTGGTGTGAGTTTGGTTTTTGCTGCTGCCATAATGCCTTGATTTTCTTCCTTATTTTTCTTAAGTGCTTGATTGTTTTGATCTTTGCCGACTAACTTCATTTTTTCACTTTACTATCTACGTACATCAAAACATATCTGCACTTGGCAAAATGGCGTAACTTTTAGTGCCTTCAACTGGAAAAGTTACGCTAGAATTTCGGCTCATACCAATTTTTGAAAAAGTTACGCCGCCTATGCAGTTCGATGCCAGAGAAGCTAAGCAGCTCGCGCCAGGTGCGCACATTATAATGGACGACTACCCTGGACTGCGCCTCAAGGCGACAGTAACAGGAAAAGCCTGGATCTATCGGTACAAAAGTCTTGTTGACGCGAAGATGCGCCAGATCAAAATCGGCGCCTGGCCAGCGATGTCGTTCCCGGCAGCTGTCGTGAAGTGGGAAGAGCTGAAGTCCCAGCGTGACACGGGGAAAGATCCGGCGTCGGAGAAGCGCGCCGGCCGCGCCGCAGAGAAGGCGGCGGTCGTGGAGGCCAAGGAAGAAGCGCGCCTTGAAGCGCTCACCGTCGGCAAGGTGTGCGCAGCCTATCATTCCGGCTACATCAAAGCGCACCGAAAACCCAAGGGCGTCGCCGAGGTGGCGCAGTTGTTCCGATCGATGCTCGGTGATCTGGAGCACGTCCCGGCCGTCAATGTGACGCGGTCGGTAGCCTTTGACTTCCTGGAGGGCTTGATGGAGCGGCCTGTACAGGGTGCGCGCGTGCGGCGCGAGCTGGGCGCGGCCTGGGACTATGCTCTTGACGCCGGCCGGTTACCAGAGGATACGCCTAACTGGTGGCGACTGGTAATGAAGGGGCGCTTCAAGAGCAAGGGCAAGAAAATTGAAGGCGTGCACGTCGGCACCAGGAAGCGTGTGTTGAGCGAGAGCGAACTGGCCCAGCTGCTGCCCTGGCTTCCCAATTTTGCCAAGACCATCACCGATGCGCTGACGATGTACCTTTGGACGGCGCAACGCGGTGCTGAGATCGTCAACATGCGTGGCTCGGAAGTCACTGAAGAGAAGGATGGGCTGTGGTGGACGATACCGAAGGATAAAACCAAGAACGAGCGCTTCGAGGAGGCATCAGATCAGCGCGTGCCGCTGGTCGGCCGGGCCGAGCAGGTTATCCGCCGGAGGATTGAGTTATTTGGCGATGGCGACCTGTTCCCTGGGCAGAAGGAACGTACCGGCCGGGCGATCAAACAGAGCACGATCACTACCGCAGTTTGGTATCACCAGCCATACAGCGGCGCTCATCCGGACCGACCGCGCCCACGCTTGCCCGTGACGCATTGGTCGCCGCATGACTTGCGCCGCACGTCTCGCACGCTGCTCGCGTCGATCGGCTGCCCGGAGGAGATTGCCGAGGCAATTCTTGGCCACATGAAAGGCGGCGTGGTGGGCGTGTATAACCTGCACGGCTACGACAAAGAGCGTCGTCTGTGGATCACGCGCCTGGCCAGTCGGCTTGAAGCGATTGCTGCAGGCGGTGGCCTCCCGATCAGTTAGCATCGGTCTTCCTGCGCGAGGTATTCTCCGGCGGCAGCAAGTCGGAAACCGGGCGTTGTTCCGCCCATTCCTCCACCTCGCGAACGAGCCATCCCACGCGCCGCCCCGATAGCTGGCGAGGCTTGGGGAATGCTTCGTCGCGCACCAGTTTTTGAATAGTAGCTGCCGCCAGCGTGGTTGCCGCAGCTACCTCTGTCAGATCCAGATAGATCGGTTTCATATTGGCGCTCATTTCAATTCTTGTCCAGGGTAGCGTTTGCAGTGTCTATTGCACGGTCCAACTCAGCGCCGTACATTGCCTGGTCGAATTTGCCTTCAACTACAGCGCCCGTGCCTTCCAGTGCCTCCCACACGTCGAGCGGCAACATGCCAGGCGTGTTGCGCAGATAGGCGTAGCGACGCGCAGCTGCAGCGTCTATCTGTAGCGCCGCGACCTTGGCGCGCTCCTCGGCCAGCATTGCTGCGAGCGTCTCACTGTCCTTGATCTCGCGCTCCAAGCGCTGAAGCGGCGATTCGCCTTCCTTCAAGTGCTGGGTGAAGGACATCGCCAGGCTGGCGTCGGCGCCGGCCACGGCCAGCTTGAAAAACGCCGTGGCGTTGTCGATGGTGCCGGACACTTGGGGGCGCTGGCCTTCCTCGAGAGCCATCTGGCGGACGAAGAAGCCGCAGGTCCGCAGGGTGCTGGTCAGCATGTCGTCGGCGCTTGTGCGGCCAGCTTCGATTTGTTCACTCATGAGATTGCTCCAGTATGGTTATTTCACAAGGCCGCACCGGGTCGGCGCTGCCCTTCAGATAAACGGTCATTTCTTCGTCGCCGTCGTGCCAGCAGAAGCCTGCGATGTGTTTCTTGACGCCTTGGTGCAGGATAGGGCGCGCCAGCTGCTTGGCGCGGTGGATGCGCATGTCGTGCTTGTCGGCGCCGTCGCGCCAGTGCGGAGCGCTCATGGCCACCAGCTCCAGAGCATCAAAACCACGAACAGCGCGTAGCCAAACAGCTCGGCGCCGGTCGGCGGTTCGAATTGCTTTTGCTTATCCTTGCGCATTTGCTTGACCTGCCGCATTGACGTGGGCAGCGAGGAACTGCACCTCATCCTTTTTGAGGATGCAGATGGTCTTCGCATCGCGCTGCAGTTCGATTACGCCGTCCGACCAGATCGCGCAGCGCAGGCTCGTGTCCACGGTCGCCGGCGTAGGTACGGGCGCGATAGGAGTTCCTGCAGGTACTGGAGTGGGCGGCGCCACTTCGGACTTCGTCGGCCCTGAGCGAGGCTGCTTGGCTGGCGGCTGGCCGGTGCCGATGATCCAGTCTTCGCCATCGCGTGCGATACGGCCGTCGTGGACGGCGGGACGCAGCACGGTGGACGGATACTCGATGCTCCTCATATCCAGCAGCGTGCGCAACTGGTCGTTGGTCACCTTGCCGTTGGTCTTGATGAAGCTAATCGCTCGGTCGAGTCGGCTGACCGCGCCACGCCGGCCTTGCTCAGCCTGACCGGGCTTCGACAGTTGATCGATCAGCGCGGTTGGCAGCGGCGCGGTGGCGCTGGGCTTCTTCTCTGGCGCCGGCTGCGCTGCTGGTGCGGCTGGCGCTGATGCCAGGCGCTGCAGGATTGCCTTGCCATCGTTCGTTTTCTTGAATTCAGGGCTGAGGTTGTAGACCTGCGCGGCCTGGCCGTTCGGCGCGGTGCCCTGCGTACGCACCAGATCGCCGACGTCGACCAGCGAGCGGAGCGCATTGCTGGCGTCGATCAGCTCGACGTCGAACTTGTCCGCCACCTGGACGGCGCGTGCGTCCGGGGTTGCGGCGATGTATTCCATGATTTTTAAATCGTTCACGATACCTCCAGAGTGGTGCGAGATTTGCGGAATGCTTTAGTCAGTTGCTGGTTTACGCTGTGGCCGCGTGCCATGACGGCGTGAGCGAGGGCGACTCGCTGGTTGTGGCCGTGGCTGGCCTGGCGCAGCAGGCCGAAGTAACTGTTAGCGGTGGTATGCACGTCGCCGGCCTGCACGCTGGCAATGCGCGCCGCAGCTTCGTTAGCCGTGCGCCGTCGGGTCGTGCTGCGCCATGGGCGAATAACTTGGCCAACGAAGTCGATTCCACGATCCACCGGCTGCAAGATGGTCTTACTGGGATTGAGCATGACGCCCAGCTGGACCGGCAGGAACGCGGCAATCTCGGCGCCGGCAGCGTTCAGCCATTGCGGCGACTCGTGCAACAGCACGAAGTCGTCCACGTAGCGGATATAGTGGCGCGCGCCGATACGGTGCTTGACGAACTGGTCCAGACGGTCGAGCAGTACATTGGCGAAGAACTGAGAACTGAGGTTGCCTATCGGCAGGGCGCGTTCCGTAGGCTGGTTGGCCAGTTGCTTGTGACCCGGCACGCGTGCCAGCAACTGTACCGCGCCGCGATATTCAAAGTCAGCGCGTGGATCGTGGAAGAGGATGGTTTCGGTCAGGTGTAACCACCACGGCTCGGTCACCTTGGCGGCGATGATGTCGCGCAGGATGCGCTTGTCGATGCTGACGAAAAAATTCGCCAGATCGCATTTCAGGTACCAGGCCGGGCGCGACCAGTTCTGCGTGGCGCTGCGCACTTTCGCCTCCAGGCGCTTGGCCGCGTACATCGTGCCGCGTCCCGGGATACATGCGCAGCTGTCGGCGATGAACGAGGCGTGGAAGCGCGGAGCGATGTGGTTGTACACCAGGTGGTGCACGACCCGATCGCGGAATTCAGCGGCCCAGACTTCACGTGCTTTCGGGCGGGTGACCACGAAGCAGATCGACCTGCCGGGCGTGTATGTGCCGGCTAGCAGCTGGGCGTGCAGGTCGGCGAGGTTGCGCTCCAGATCGACCTCAAAGTCGAGCGCGCTGGGAGTGTTGCGTTTGTGCTTGCGGCAATCGAAATACGCCTGCGCCAGCTTCTCGAAAGTGAAGCTGGTCGGCGCCGAAATTTGATCTGCGGAACACGCGCACGCGGCCGGCGTAGGACTTGTGATTGTTGTTCTGATTGCCATCGTTGAAGTTCTGGTTCCAGGCATAGTTGGAGTTGGTCCGGTGCTGCGTTCGTTCGTGCTATCTACGTCACCTCGCCGAAGGCCGTGGCCGATCAGTGAGGAAACTGCGCCAGACCAGTCCCGGACGAGGCCGGCGGTATCTGCGGTGCGCATGGCGGTGCCCGGTTTGGGCAGCGGCACGACCAGATTAAAAAGTCGCTCAGGCATGGCGGCCTTGACCGGCATGCGGCGGGCGAGCGGCGGCGTGTTTCTTCCATCCAGTGGCCTGCTTCCCGACCTCGGTGGTCACTTCGACTGCAGCGGCATACTGCTTGGTCGAAATGAACCGTTTGTCGCGCGCCAGACGAATCAACAGCTCGGCCACCTGGAGGTGTTCAAGCAGATTTTCGATGTGCTCGACCTTGTCGCGGGCCGCGTTGGCGCGCCCGATCAACACGAGGATTTCAATGCATTCATCGTGGATTTTGCGACCGAACGAGCCCTTGAAATCGCGAGGCATGTTCTTGACCAGGTCGGCGGCGAGGCCGAGCAGGCTGTACGCCGACTGGTAGATCGAGAGGCTGGTGTGGATGGCCATTTAAATTAATAAATCGTTAAATAGGCAATCTGCGGAACACGCGCACGCGGCCGGCGTAGGACTTGTGAGTGTCGTCCTGACCGCCATCGTCGAAGTACTGGCCCCAGGCATAGTCGGAGTCGGTCCGGTGCTGCGTGCTCGACCAGTAGAAGCCCGGCACCAGTGCGTCAGGCTCGTCCACCTGCAGTGCCTGCACGGCGGTCTGCGCTGGGTTGTCGTCGCTGTAGCCTTCGCCTGGTGGCACGCTGTTGGCGTTCTGGCCTTGGCCGCTCCAGTTGTCATCGGTGGTCGGCTTGGTGTTGCGGTAAGCCAGTTCCAGCTCGTCTTTGGCCGGGATGTACCAGTCCTTGTGGCCATTGATCTCCAGCGCCAGGGCGCGCTCCGCCAGCTTGCTGCCAGCGGCGGCCATCGCGCGGGTGTTGGCCGGGCCGTCGGTGGTGCTCTCGGCATCGGCTACGCGCTCCAGGCTGTTATTCCAGCGGCCATCCAGCGCACCGGCAGCGCCGGCCATGACGAGCGCGAACTGCTGCTCGCCGTCCTTGATGATGCCGACGAAGTAGCCGCCTTCGAACGCGGCGCCGATGGCGGCGGGGATGTTGTTGGTGATCTGGTTCATGTTGATCTCTCGGTTTGTGCTGCTGTTACGCGCCGACACTGGCGCAAAATACTTCGACTGATGCGACTGCTTCTGCTATCCGGTTGACCGGGATCGTCGCCATCCGGCCGTCAATCGCTGCGATGGCCTTGCGAAGGGCGGCGGCCTCGTCATCCTTCAGGTCAACCTTGTTGACGCGGCTGTAGCGCTCCACGACCACGTCCATGACGGCGTTGGCTCGGTCCAGCGCCTCGCACTTCAACCCCGCCCTGGTCAGCGCCGCCAGCATCTTCGAGACGGTGTTGTAACTCTCGACGCTCGGTGCTGCTGCCAGGGTCTCCACGGCCAGCCGGATCTCCAACGCCAGCCGCCGGTGTGCAGGCGCGGTCATTGGCCGGTTGATCTCGCGGCGGCGGTATTGCTTGCGGGGCTTCGAAGTGCTTGGCATGCTGCGGTCCTACTTGGCGGCGCGCGCTGGAGGCAGGTGCCGCCATGCCACCACTTCGACGCTGCTGACCGGCATGCCATCGGCGTAGTACCAGCGCTCGCCATCGGTGTAGCCGGGGTAGACTTCGCCGTCAGACGTCTCAAGCAGCACCAGCAGGTCGGCATCGACTGGTGGCGGTGCGCTGGCCGGTAGCCACGCCGCCTGCTCGCGCAGCACGGCATTCTCGGCAACCAGCTCGGCGGCACGGTCATAGGCGGCGCGAGCGGCTTGGCGCGCGTCTTGGAATGTGATCAGCCAAGCGTCGAAGGTCATGGTTACGCCTTGCCGTGCAGGACGGTGAAAGGGCTGCTGCGCACCTGGTTGACGTATTCCTTGAAGGCGTGCTCCAAGGAGACATCAGGGCGGTCCAGTTCGTACCAGAACTTGACCTTGCCGCCGCCGACAAGGCGATACTTCAGGCGTGCGCGGACCTTGTAGCCAGCACCGCCCTTGAATACACGGGCGCCGATCTCGAAAGTGCGCGGGATTTCAACAGAGCCGTTGACGCCGGCGGACGCGTTCAGATTTTCGGTGTAGCACAGCTGCACTTGGCCGTTGTCCAGGCGGTGACTGGAGCTGAAGTTCACCTCGTTCTTCGCCTGCAGCGTGGAGGCCACGATGAGCAACGTCTCGCCGGTGGGCTGAGAGATGTCCGCGATGTTGTCTTCAATGAACACGGCGAACGGCTCTTGCTCCATCTTCTCGCCGTCGAATTTCAACCAAGTGGCGAACTCCTTGCTCAGCTCGGCGGTATAGACCGCACGGTGATCGCGCCAGCCGGTGGCGTCGCCCGCGTCGACATTGCCGTGGTCGTTGAAGATCGCCGTCAGCGTGCGTGCATCGATGTCGGCGAAGATGCGCGTGATCGCGGGGTTGCCTTGCTGCGACACGTAGGTCAGGAAGCTGTCGAGGTCGGTCAGGCGGACGGTGCCGCTCTTGCGGGTTGGTGCCTGCTTGTTGGCCTCGATCAGCGCAGTCAGGTCGACCGCCTTGTAGTTATCGGGCACCAGCAGCTGCGTGATGCCGCTGGCGCTGACGATGGCATTAGCAGCCGTGGTCAGCTGCATCAGCTTGGTCAGCGTGCTGCTGTCGAAGTGCGTGTGCTCGGCGCCTAGCTGGGCAGCCGTGGTGCTACTCAGTTCGGCGGTGTGGGCTTGCTCGGTCATTGCGTTGCTTCCTTGAAGGTGGAGGGTTTGCCTTGACCGACGTCCTGCAGGTCAAGGGAGTGCTGTCGCGGATGCTTGCGCGACAGATTGTTGTCTTCGGTGACGAAGAAATAGTCGTCGCCGCGTTCCGGCTTGGGCGCCTTCACGGTGACTTTATCGGTGATGGTCACCTTGTCGACGTCGCCGCCGCGCGAGCCCGGCTTGACCTTCAATTCCAAGGTGATGGTGCCGGCCTTGCCGGTATTGCGAACAGCGGCCAGCAGTTCTTCCATGCCAGCGGTCAGTTCGGCGTGTGGGCGCCCGTCGCGCAGGTCTTGCAGTACGCGGGAGAAAGCGATTTGCGTCATTGTGTTGCCTCTTGGCGCAGGTGGTTAATGGGCAGCGCCGTGGTGCCGCCGCACGGCAGGCGGACGGTGGCAACCTTGGCGCCGTTGGTAATGTCGGTCTGGATCTGCTCGACCTGACCGACGGTGCTGCCGGTGTCGCCGTCAAAGCTGACGGTGGTTCCCGGCGAGATTTGTGCGAGTACGTGGCGCATCGCGCGAATCAGTACTTCTTGCCGCCGGTGGCCAGTCGTGCGGCCGGCTTGTGGTCGGGGCGTTCCAAATTGAAGGCCAGCTTTTCGGAGATCGCGGAGCCCAGGTCGTAGCCACGGCTGCCAGCGAAGTCGAAGATGCGGATGATGGCGTCGGCCAGCTCTACTTCAACCATTTCGCGGTGTGGCAGTTTGTCGTCCATCAGGCTCTTGCGGTCGCCTTCCATGGCCTCGGCCACCTCGGATACGATCAGCATCAGGATCTCGCCGGTATTGCGCTCGATACGCTTGCCGCTGGCCGGGTCGTTCCACCAGCCGCTGTAGACGGCGGCGCCATGGCACTGTTGGTTCAGGATCTGGCCGGCAGTCTTCAGCGCGGGCTCATTCAGTTGGAACTGGGCTTGGGTGGACATGGTCCGCTTCCTTTCAGTCGTTGTCGTTGGCTTGCAGCTTCTTCACATCGATTCGCGCGCGGCGCTGCATGTGGTACCGCGCTCGGTTTTCAAGAATGATTCGTAGGGCTGGGTCGGCTAGCACCTGCTCCAGCGGCAGACCGGTTCGCAAGCCGCGGTGAGCGACTTCAAGTGCGATCTGGTCTGGCGCCGGCCGGTTCATGTCAGCGTGCCTGGCCGCTCTGCTCGCACACCTGGTGGCCATCGGCGCGTCGGCGTGGTTCGAGTGTCGCGTTGATAAGGCCGCCGCCTGTCCGTCCCACGTATTGGCACCCGGTCAAGTTGTCGGTGAGGACGAGAGCCTGACCGGGCTGGGCGGTATCGTCGCCCGAGCACGCGACCAGCGCGCTGGTGGCCATCACAACCGCGATCAGCATCGGCGCCGCGCCGGCCGGGATTTTTCGCCGTGACATGCCCGCACTCACTTGGCGAAGCCCGCTTCCACCAGCACGGCGCGGCGCTCGGGCGCGCGGCTCACGTAGCCCGTCTTCGTTATGACGCCCGCCAGCTCCAGTTCGGCGCGCACCGCGCTCAGTTGCTCTGGCGTCGCGTGAGCGATGAACGAAGTGATGATGGAGCTAGCCATGATCAGTTCTGCTGCAAGCCGGTCAGGGGCGTTCGCCGGCGCCAGCTGACGGTGGGGTAGATTCGCCTTCGTGGCGATGTGGCGCGCCCAGATCGCACGACCCTCGTCGGCGCCGGCGTGATATGCATCGAAGCCCTGCGTGCCGGCCTCGAACAGATCGGGCAGCATCACGCCGCCGCTCGCGGTCTCCAGCGCTTTCTCTACGCCCAGGCGGTAAGCCTGGCTGCGCGCTGGGCGCGTCGGCGGAAATGCGGTGGCGATCAGGTCGGCAACTTCGATACGGTTCAGCGGCTGCATCAAGTCGAGCGGGTTCATTTGCGGCTCCGGTTCAGTGGGTGGATGGTGATTGCCGGCGCGTCGGCGCTGCTGTAGCGCGCGGCGATGAATTCGCCCACGGCGGCGCTGCTGGTGCCGATGGCGAAGGAATGGGCATCTGGATAGCCGGCGCGGCGCACGGTGATGGTGAAGGCGTTCATTTAGCTATCCTTGCGGCGGTGAGGTATTGGTGAGCGCGCTGCGACGCCTCCAAGCGCGGTTGCCAGACATCGGTGGGGTAGCCATCTGCGATGAACTGCTTGATGGTCTCGATGTGGACGGACAGCGCTACAGCCGCCTCAAACAGGCCGTCGGTGTTGAGCGCCGTCAAGGCAGCTGCGCGTTCGGTGGTAGTCACGAACTGAATGACTAAAGGGTTAAATAGGCAATCTGCGGAACACGCGCACGCGGCCGGCGTAGGACTTGTGACTGAGGTCCTGATCGCCATCGTCGAAGTGCTGGTGCCAGGCATAGTGGGAGTAGGTCCGGTGCTGCGTGCTGGTCCAGTACCAGGTGCTGGCGAACGCGTCAGGCCCGCCCTCCCGGAAGGCTTCCACACTGGTCTGCGCGGGCAGTTCGGGCGTGTATTCCTCGCCGCGCGGCACACTGTGCGCGTTGTTGCCGTCCTTGAGGCACCAGTTGCGGTCGGTGGTCGGCTTGAATGCGCGGTAGGCCGTCTCCAGCTCGTCGCGTGATGGGATGTACCAGTCGTTGAAGCCGTTGATGGTGAGGGCAGTGGCTTCCTCCGCCAGGCGCAGGCCAGCCGCCAGCATGTCCAGCGTGTTTTGCTTGCCGTCGTGTGCGCTCATGGCGCCGTCGATCAGTTCGGCGGCTTTGTGCCAATAGCCTTTCAGCTCACCGGCGATGCCGGCGCAGACCAGGGCGAAGCGCTGCTCGCCGTTGGTGATGACGCCAGCGAAGTAGCCGCCTTCGAATGGTGCGCCGATTGCGGGTAGGGAGGGGGTGGCGGGGGTTTTGTCTTGCTGCTGCATTTCACACTCCTTGTTGGTAAACCATTAGGTAAACAGGATGTGAATGACTTTACCAAAAAGATAAACAACACACAAGCGTTATTTACCAAAATGGTTAAGTTTGAGCGCGAACGCTAATTACCGATCCGAAAGGTCGGGGTTTGCGTCGTCCGGAGTGAGGTTTAGTCGCCTTGCTTTTGGCGAATAAGGGATTGCAGAGAGGTGATCTGTTGCGTGAGAGCGTCAATCTTCGCCGACGCCGTTACCATGCGAACGCGATGATTGATCTCTGCATTGACGGTCCAACCATTGGTTTCGGCAGCTTCCTTGAGCTCTGCGTGCACCTGTTCGGAGAAGCGGACCGAGACTTTTACGGTTTTTACTTTCTGTTTTGGAATGTTCATCGCGCGATCATTGCGCGCACTTTTGAAAAAGTGTTGTTTTTGGCTCCATTTGGAGCCTTTTTATTTCTTGATTCTTCTAGAAATTTTACATTTTGATATAGGCATCTAGCCCCGCAGGCCATACAGTGATAGCGACGGCGTCAAAATTGTGTTTGGGTAATATGTTTTAACTATGTGAAATATCGTGACATTGTGCGTATATTCAGGCTATACCCACAGTGCGAAAGGAAGATGATGGTCTGCAATAAAACCCGTGAAACGTTGCTGCAGCGTGCGCGGGAGCTGCTGGAAGAGATTTCTGACGATGCGCTGCCGACTGCTACGAGGTTTCTCGAAGACATGTCCAAAAAGCGACCGGCGGACACAGCGGTGGTAGCAAAAATAAAGAAGCGAGAGGAATAGAGCTGCGCCGATCAGCCGCGCCCCCGCCGATCTGGCACTTTCTCAAAAGAATTAACCGAATTGTTACAATGTGTTAGTTTCTAGGGCGGTAAAAGTAGTATTGTTGTCAAAAAACCATACTAGTTGCCTAGAATGAATTCAGCGTATAGAGAGATTTACATCGAGAGGGCGATGCTGGCTATCGAGTCCACCAGCGAAAGTGAGCACCACCGCCTCATTGCGTTTTTACTTGCCTTCGCCAGGAAGTACCCTAAACGGTCAAGACTGAAACTTGTGGTGAGCAATAAATGACTCGTCCACTTCGGCTGCATCGGCCATTGTGCTTATGTAGTCCTGTCCGTCGCTGGTAGCCATGCGATAACGCGCTAAGAGTTCCACCTCCCGCTCGTTCAGGATGCCAAGTTCCCGCGCGGCGTGCAGCTTGCGAAGAATTGCGTTGGCATCCGCATTGTCCACAGCGAGCCAAGGCGTCTGGCGCTCGTTTTTGCCATTCTCCTGCGAATGCACGATGTCCAGCCAGCCCTCCGGCTTGCCGTATGCTTGCTCAACGCGCTTAGCGATTGAGTTCCCTATGTTCTTGTGTGGGTTTTTTCCGATCAGCTGACTGACTTGAGACGGCTCCATTCCGAGAATGCGGCCGAACTCAGCCAATCCCCCGTTGTCGGTGGCAAGCCTTCTGGCGTTCTCGCGGCGAATCTCTTCTCTTGTCATGGCGCCATCTTCATTTAATTTACCAAAACGGTAAATAACCAAAAAGGTAAACAAATTCTTGCGGCGACTTTATCTTTTTGGTAAAGTCGACGACATGGATATGAAAACCTACCTTCGTCAGGCGACAGCCGCTGAGCGACAAGAGCTTGCGGCGGCGGTAAATTCATCCGTCGCATATTTCTATTCAATCGCAGGCGGCCATAAGCGGCCAGGGGTGGGGCTTTGTCGCGCGCTAGTTGCTGCGGAGCCGAAACTTACCCTCGGGGAACTGAGGCCGGATGTCTGGTCAGCAGATCCTGCTGCTGCTTAAGTTGCTCCAAGTATTGCATGTAATTTTAGAAACTTCCTCATTTATTACCAGGCCGACAAATGAATCTCTCCGATGCGATCTACAAAACCGTTCACAACGCGATAGGCGGCCTCGAGGCGTTGGCCGTTCGCATGAACATCCGGACGTAGATCATGCGCAATAAAGCCAACCCGAACAGCGGCACCAACTACTTCGCTCCAGGCGAGCTAGATATGCTGTTGGCACTGACGGGCGACCACAGCATATTGCACGCCCTGGCGCGGAACCACGGCTACGTCTGTGTCAAGGTGGAGCACGATGTCACGCCTTCAGACATGGCGCTGTTGGAGATGCTGGCGAAGGCGGTCGCCGCCAACGGTGAGGTGGGTGCGGAGCTGTATGCCACGCTTGCCGACGGCGTCGTGGAGGAGCGTGAGGTACAGCGTGTGGAGGAAGCCGCCTACCGCGCTAAGGCGGCGCTAACGAC